CCGACTTGCGAGAGTTGATCCTCGACTTCAGCGATCATGCCGTCGAGCATCTCGATCTCATTGAGAAGGAGATCGCGGGTGTTTTGTTCTTTCTCTTCGTCAGTCATAATTACGCTCCGAGAAAGTTTTTAACAAAGGCGGTGACATCCTCATCGGCTTCTTCCTTCGTCACGGTGAGTGACGGATTAAACCAAGTATACTTGCCCTTGCTGAGTTCTTCAGAAACGAAGTTCCACACTTTGCTGTGAATAGGAACTCCAGACTGGAGAGCAGCGAATGTCGCAAGACGCTTGTAGGTTGAACGATACGCGTTCTTCCCTACGTTGATCTTGCCTAATGCGTAGTTGTGGTCGCCGATGGGCAACTGGAACGCATCGCCTTCTTCACTACCTTCAGGCTGACGCATGAGGAGAGTGATCTCGGCGAACTCAGTCATGTCCCAATCCGACTCCGCTTCAATGGCGTCGGCTTGTTCTTTAGACCAAGCGATGCGGGGGATATCCTCTTCCTCGAAAGGGATGTTCTCCCGCCAGCCCTTCTGGGCAGCTACGGTGATCACCTTTACCGGAGTGTCCGGTGGGGCGATCTCATACGTCTTGTCGAAGAGAATCGACCCGACAGGTGCGTCGGATTGAGACATCTTTTGACAGACGTTAATACGTGGAATCTCGATGTCCTCTACGTCGATTTCGATTCCGCTTACGTTGGTGGAGAGACCAGTGTTGGTCTCGGCAGCAACGACTTCTTGCTTTTGGGTTTTAGCCATAATATCAATTATTGGTTTGGTTTATTGAGTCGCGACACAGTGCCGCTCGTCTGATGTTTCTACGATTCCTGCGTCTTCGCATTCGTCGAGGAAAGTTTGTCTGCTGTCGGTTCCTGCTTTCTTAGCAACCTTGGCGAGAGGGAAGTTAACTTGATCCAGCAGCGTGTCCAGATCAATTCCATATTTTTTTGCGATTTTTACAAAAGTCGCGTTATCGGAGATCTTTCTGGTTCTGCCCATCGAGCGGAGTTTAAGACCGTCAAGCTGCTCGCCATCTTTAAGAGCGTCGAGTGTTTTGCGTTTAATCGACATCGACCAGTTCTCCACGATCTTCGCTATGTTAAATAGCTCAGATAGTCTGGCCGGATTGTCAACGTCAGTCGGATCGATGTCAGGCAACGTGGTATCGAGTTTCTTAGCCACACTGATAACGAGACCGCCTAACGCAGGACAAGTATCTTCATGCCTACAGAATCGGCAATACTGAGTCGGGGTGCATTCCTCAAGCTCAGGTGTGCCGGACTCCCATTTCGGTCTGACTTCTTCGCCAGCCTTGATGACTCGGCTAAGGTCTTCGACCAGAGTAGGGAGGTCTTCTCGCGTGAACGTGTGGTGCAACGTCGCATTGTGCTGCGGAACGTAGAACGCGAAGACGATCTCCTTGATGTCGGGATACTTCTGGAACGCTCCGGTCGTGTATGCCTTCGCTTGCCAGTTCTTATCTGGTGGGTCAATGATACTGATTCCGGTTTTGTAGTCAGCCATGACCGCACGGTCACCGCCTTTAAGGATCAAGAATCGGTCACAGGTTCCCCATGTCTCAGTGCCGTCTAAGGCAACCTCAACTTGGATCTCGTTAAGCTCTTCCTCGATCTCATCGAAGTTCCCCATGAAGTCCTGCTCCATCGCAACGATCTGCTCATAGATCTCATGCTCCTGCTCAGTGTGTAGGGCAGAAGGATCAAAGATTTCAAGAGCCTCATGAATACGAGTCCCCATCTCAGCAGCGGGTGACGTGCCGTCTCGGCCTTGGTAGCCAGCACAAGCGGCTACATACTTCAGGCTCGACGGAGAGAACTCTGCGTGTCCTCTGCTTTGGTGGTCTGGTTGGTTATTCATTGTTTTAGAAACCGTATTCAGGATGTAATTCTTTTAGTTGATTTTGATCAAGACCGTATCCTTTCCCATAACCGAGATCAATAAGATTATCTTCCTTAATCAATTTTTCTTTAGAGGCCCATCCGACAAATCTTACACAACGATTTTTGACGATAGCGAGGACATAGACATCGATGTCAGGGTTTACTTTCCTAGTAGACAGAAGCATACCATCTAAATGATGCGTAGATTTTACATCGTAGCGTTTACCGTTAAGGACACCATCAGGACTACCGCTTCTAGGTTTCAGACCAAAGTCTGGGAATATATTGAAAGCTTTAGCAAAAGCATACTCAGCCTTCATCCCCATAACGTCAGCCGCTGCGCCGTCTTGGCTCCCCATTTTTGCGTCTTTGACTCTGGAACTTCTAGCGATCAGAGATCGTAATCTCCCTACTGTTTCGCATATTGTTATCTCGTCCGGTTCTAGGATCATTTTGATGACCCTACCTGCGCCTATACTTTCGCCCTCCCTTTTATTTTTTATTCTCGCGGTATATTCACTAATTGGTTTATGTTCGATTTCCATTATGGTTTAGTTTAAGTTTAGTTGTTAAGTTCGGGGTGAGAGCTTAACTGCCCCGTCAGCGAAGTCTTAATTGCCGGACTCTCTCGACAAAATTTTATTTCAGTGGCACGACGATATAATCATGGTGACCTTTATAGGATCTCGCATACTCCACACACTCTCTGAGATTGCCCGAGAAGTCGATGTATGACGAATCAATGACGTGATAATCTGTGGTTGGTAGGATCACATTCTTCGGGTTACGAACCAAATGCGTCGATGAGATACGCCAGCCGTCCGCAGAGTTGTTGACTACAGAGGTGAAGACGCGCATATCCGACGGATGGTCATCGCCGTCAAAACTCCTCATCATCTTCTCCACCTGCCACTTTGACAGGAGGACAGACGCGCTGATCTGTTCAGGTTCTTCTTTAGTCTCTACCGAAATAGGTTCAGGTAGATCCGGTGAGGTGGAGCTAAACAACACTGCGGCTATGGGAGTGATGCATAATGCCAATACGAATAATTTTTTCATAATTCTAGTTAGTTGGTTTAATTTCTTTGGAGACGTTCTCCAAGATATTTCTGATAATAGACCTCATCTCACGATCAGTTTTTATTTTACGGTCTACCGCTTTAACAGCGTGGATGATACTACTATGCGACACGTATCCGAAATAGTCCGCGAGGATCTGATACTGGATTCCGTAGTTCACGCGCAGCAGTCCCGCCGCGACTGATCGGGGAGTAGAGTATCGGAAGGCTCTGGATTTTTTGAAGAGGTCTTCTTCGTCTACCGAAAACTCATCGGCGACGAGCGAGCAGACTTTTTCGATGATGTCTCGTTTGTATTTGGTGAGACCCTTAATTTGTTTTTTAGTGTCCATTTAACTCGTTATTGAAGTCATACTCGATGCCGTCGATGAGATCGTCCTTAATGAAGTCCGCAATAATAATGGACTGGTATGCCCGTGAGAAGTCGCCGGACTCGCTGTATTGTTCAGCGTCTTTCTCGCTGGCCTTGGCCCATTCTTTGAGGTATTTAACTAATTTCTTTTTCTTTATCTTCATGAATTCTCTGCTGCGCGGTGACATGATGTGCATAGGAAGACTACGTTGAGGCGATCCTCTTTGGCGTATCCTTTGTGGTGGTGCGCTTCGATCCTCATGTGGGACTGCCCACACTCGGTGCAAGATTCGGGCCTGACAAGAACACCCTTTCGGATAGCCCGACGAACGGCTTCGTTCGCTTGCTTTTTCTCAGGCTCGGCCTTGCGTCTTTTCCTTTGCCTTTCGATATACACGTCTTTCTTTTTGCGGTAGTCTCTACGCTGGGCTGCGTGCTTACACTTCCGGCACTGCGTCTGCAACCCGTCTTCCTTTCCGGCATCCTTGTTGAATTCGGTCTTCAGCAACGTCTCCTTGCATCCGGTGCAGAGTTTTAGGAGATCGCAGAAATCCATTTGATTATTTTTCATCTGTCTTTTCGTATGGGTTAGCTAGCTCTTTGATTCGCATCTGTGACATTTGGTTTCCCCTCCTCCGCTAAATTCGTCGAGTTCACCAGAACCGTCGCAGAGAGGGTAGGTTTCTGGTATGCTACTTAGTCTGCTCATTATTGGTGTAGAGTGTTCAGGTTATCCGACTTCTGTTCGACAACACGCATGACGTGTTCTTCGATTGAATCGCTGGCAACTAAAATCTTCTGGATAGCGTCGCTCTTCGCGCCGTTGCGGTGGATACGCCCCAACGCCTGTAGGTGGTCTTTGACATTGAACGTAGGAGAGATCAATGAGATCCGCTGCCTACTACCGTTGATGTCGTGCAGCGAGATTCCGGTTCCGCCAGCGGCGATGTTGACCACGATAACGTGTTCTTTATCGTCTTGGAAGTCGTCGATGACCTGTTGCCGTTCTTCAGCCGACTGACCTCCGACGATAGCGGGGCAATCCAACAACTGCTGTAGTGTCTGGGCGGTCTCCGTAAAGTTCACGAACAACACAACACTGTGGCCCTGCTCGACGTAGTCCTTGGCCATGTCGGCCATGTCCTTCGCTTTCAGCGATTCAGCAAGTTGCCTTGCCCTAAGAAGATTGACCAAAACCCAATCACTGTCCTCAACGGTTCCGTTCTCCAAAAGATTTGTGATGATCTCAGGAGTGATGTCTAAATCCTTATACGCCTTAGCTATCTTGGCAGCAGAGCCAAACGCAATCGGCTCCACGAATACACGGTTCGCTTTAAAGGAATCGGGGAAGTCGTCCACCGTGAGCCGCTTAACATTCTTCCCATACATGACCTTATTAAGATCACTGAGTTTAGTCTTACGTCGAAGCTCCCATGCGTTCCACTGGTTTTGGGAACAGCCGTATTGCATCATCCAGCCGAACCAACTTTTGACACCGTCCTCCGCTTTGTTGAGATTGTGCAGACCTAATGCGTATCCGATTGGTCGCATCTCAGTAGGGTCTTCGGCGGCGGTCGCGGACATCGCGTGGATCGAGTAGCCTTGTGCCACTAACGACACCAGCAGTTGAGCATTCTGCGTATACGGCCCTTTGCATCTGTGAACCTCGTCCACCAGCACTAATGTGTTTTTAGGCAAGTTCCACTTCATGATCTTCTTGCCACGCTTGGTCATGAAGTCTGTCCGGCCCGTTCTTATCTTCTCGTAGTTGAGAACGAAGAGCGGCTCGATGCCAGTCTCTTTAAGCTCACGCTCCCATGACGGGATCACCGCCTTCGGACACAAGACCGCGACAGGTCTATTCAAAGCTTTGGCCAGATGAGCGGCTACTACTGTCTTACCAGTCCCGACATGGCTAGTGTCGAGTGAGTTCGATCCCAGCTTGTGCTTCGCTAGGAAGAAGTCTAATGCGTCTTGTTGTTTCGGATATAACGTCTTCATTTATTGTCTATGAACAGACAAATAATTGAAGTTCCGCTATACGTCCAGAAAAATTTCAACTTTTTTTACCGCCCCAAATATATCGGGCGATGAGGTAGGCGTCGATCATGCCGTCGTGCGGTGTGCGGCATCGTTTATTAGCCAGCCAGTTCTCTGACGGCTCTAGCTGATTTGCTAGCCCCAACGCAACTTCTTTGGTCTTACCTTTAGGGACTCTGCCCAGCATGACCTTCTGCCACTTGTGGACTGACACGCGCATTATGTTTTCGTAGTCGTGGGACTCAGCCATGCCGACTAATTTACCAAACGAGATCGCCATTGACCTCACCGCTTGGCTACTCTTCGCGTGCGCGAGTGGTTCCTCGACCGCAAAGATAAAGGGGGTGTTTAGATCCATTACCCATTGGTGGACTTTACGGATGTCGATTTCTTTCTTCTTCGACATCTGGAGAGTAGGCATACGGATTTTATCGATGAGACTGCCGTCGTGTTTCGATATGGCGCAGAGTCCGCCATCTAATCCGTTGTCTACTCCGACGATCATATTTCAAGAGCGTCTCTTCTCCGCTGTTTTTACGGTTGGATCGTAATTAGATCGCCAAAAACAATCTCCGCGATTTCTTGTGGACTACCGAGAATAGGGTCTCCGTTAGGATAATACGCCCCAAGAAACTCACAATGTGTGCCGTTTTTCCACAATATAGATACTTGTTTTTGCCCATTGTCATACCATGAATCGAATGGCCCGTGAAGTTTGCCATTTTCAATTCCAGCTTTAACAAGGAGTTTGCCATTTTCATGGAACCTAATGGATGTTCCTGAAAACAAGCTATCTTCGTCCATGCTAGCGGACGTATAAAACGTGGACGTGAGATTGTTGGTATACAAATCCAAACCGTTTACGGTCGGCCCGTCTGGATAATCGGGGGCGCGAGAAACATACGACTCCACTCCAGATTTTACTAACAAGAAAAAAATTATGGCTGCTAATACTACTATTACTTTTTTCATTTGTTTTTAACTGTGTGTCTTCTTAGGCTGGTACTCAGGACAATACATATTGTCGCAGTTCTCGTCCACAGTCCCGTCGCACGTCTCGCAGTGTTCCTCGCGTTCCTCAGTGAGGAGAGCTTTCGCAAGAATCGAGTAATTCACAAGATCCTCACAGGCGTCATCAACCGACTCGCCAGCTACCTGCAACTGACCGTCGTTCACGAACGACTTAATCCGCATCAGTTTATCCTGCATCCTCAACAGCAATCCGGTAACCGGATGGAGTCCTAACGATTTAGCTGACTTGAAATTAGCGAGTGCGTCGATTGTCTCAGTGCCGCCGCAGTAGTCGCTGTTCTTTGCTCGCATGATGTCGAGCGTTTTCTTACACGTCTCTTCGTGGAGACGGAATAGGGTTTCGGGTTTCATTTGACTGGTATTGAATCTCCTCTGATCAGTAGGCCGTCTCCCTCCGCTGGCACAAGAACCCTGATCCCTTTCGGCAACGATTGCAGGTAGAACACTTCGCGAGCCGTTGACGCTCTCACTCGATACCATAGTCCGTCGGCGGTATCGACAGGAAATCGGAAATCAGAACCCTCATCTACGCGGGTAATGAACCTTGCCCCTACTTCGGGTTCACGATCTTCAAACATTGTGACGGTATTAAATCTCTTTTCCGGTCTCGGCGTCAATCGTTTTTTTCTGTTTTATCGCCCCTCCTCCTTTGTCCGCTTTGGAGTTGTTCAGGATAGAAATATCGATCTGCATCTTACTACTGCCTCCACCAGTCTTCGCGTTAAGACCTAAGTTACGTCGAATAAGCTGGTCGAGTTCAGACATCTCGCGGATTGTCTTCGGACCGCGTAGGGTCTTTATCGAGTCACGAAGCAACTTAATTCCGGCTGCGGCTACGTAGTGCTGGTATTTGTCGGCGGGTGAGTTCTGCGCCTCTGCGATCTCGCTAAGGGTAACGTCCTCTTCTTTGGACGCTCGGAACCGCTCCTCCACAATCGCGGAACTCACGGTCTCGTTGAAGTGGTCGTCGAGGTCTTCTTTGAGTTGATCTTTATCGTCGTCTGGTTTCAGGTGTTCGTCTTTGACTTTTTTATTGTGGATCAGGTTGTCGAGAACCTTGCCGTCCGACATATCCCCGTTCACCTTCGCAGCGACTCCGTGCTTCTTCAGCCATTTACGAATTGTATTGCGGTGGACCCCAATGTGTTGACCAATCGCACTATTACTGTAACCTTCTTTGTTAAGGCGCAAGGCTTCGGCCTCGCACTCCCGTATAGGTTTTTCAGACATCCACTTAATTATGCCTTCCGAAGCAGACAAACGCAAGCGCGTTCTGGAGCCGCGCATCGACCCACAATCCAAGAAAATGGACGTGGGCGGTCTAATGATCCAGCCCACCAGTCTCCTTACCGCTCTACTTTACGGTTTCGCGCACCACCCGAACGACAAGGCCAAGGAGTTCTACTTCTGGAGAGTATGCGACGAACTATGGAATAGGGAAGAACTACCGGAGCATATGATGGTTCGTCATCCTTGGGCCGAAAAGATGATTCGGGCAGCGATTAAGCACAAATATCTGGCGGTCGGTGGTTCTGCGTCGTCCGGTAAATCACACACAATGGCCGCATGGGGTATCGTCCAGTGGTTGTCGCAGCCACGCGATACGCTGGTTCTGATGACCTCGACTACCTTACGGGAAGCACGAAAGAGGATTTGGGGTTCAGTAATGTCTTTGTTGTCGGTGATCGATGGTGCGCCGATCAAGATACGGGATTCGATAGGAAACGCGGCCTACATCGATGAAAACGGCACGCTTATCGAGAGGGCTGGTCTTTCACTTATCGCAGCGGAAAAATCTAAGACGCGAGAAGCCATCGGAAAATTCATCGGAATCAAGCAGAAGCGCGTGATTATGATCGGCGACGAGCTTTCAGAACTTTCTGAGAGCATCTTGCAGGCTGGCCTGACTAACTTATCTAAGAACCCGTCATTTCAAATGATTGGTATGTCCAACCCGAACAGCCGATTCGATGCGTTCGGCGTCTGGTCGGAGCCGAAGAAGGGCTGGGAGTCCGTTGACACGCAGACCGCTGACGAATGGAAGACTAAATGGAACGGTAAATATATTAGACTGGATGGTGAGCGGAGTCCGAACATTACTTTAGGAGAGGTAAAGTATCCTTGGCTACCTACCGCTGAGAAGCTGGCGGAGGACAGGGCGTTATTGGGGCCGGAGTCCAGAGGATACATGAGGATGGTTCGCGCCGTCTTCTTTGATTCGGACGAAACGACGGGAATCTACTCTGAGGCGGAGCTTACCAAAGGTGGCGCGATGGGGGAGGTCGATTGGGTCGGAAAACCGACGGCGGTAGCCGGAATAGACCCTGCCTTCACGAACGGGGGCGACCGGACTATTATGTATACCGCCGAAGTAGGCTACGCCCGAAACGGCCAATACGTATGTAAATTGGGAGAGGCGATCCACCTAAACGATGACGCCACTAATAAAGCGGTTCCGCGCACCTACCAAATCGTCCACCAGATTATAGATCACTGTAAACGCCGAAATATCTCTGCTAACAACGTAGCACTCGACTCGACCGGAGCGGGTGCGCCGTTCTGCGACGTGTTGGCTGGTGAGTGGTCGAGCGACTTTATGCGCGTCACCTTCGGTGGTAAAGGATCAGACAAGCGTGTCAGCATGAACAGCCAGCTTACCGGAGCCGAACTCTACACGAATCGGGTATCCGAACTCTGGTTCGTTGGCAAGGAACTGCTGAGAACTAAGCAGATCTACGGTGTTTCATCGGATCTCGCACAGGAAATGTGTGCCAGAAACTACGACATGACTAAAGGAACAGGCACGCTGAGAGTGAAGATTGAGTCGAAACCAGAGTTCAAGGCACGGTTTGGTCGCAGTCCAGACTTGGCAGATGCTGCTTTCTTGGCTCTCGATTGCGCTCGCCAGCGTCTAGGATTAGTGGCTGTTGATCCACCGAAAGACGATAAGGATGCGGGGTTCAGGAAACAGGTTACGATTAAAAGTCTTAGCGGTGCGCTCAATAATCCAGATACCAGCCTGATCAGCTAAAAAAAACTTTTCTCTGAGGCTCTTAGTACCTTATAATATATTATAAGGTACTAAAGGTCTGGGAAAAAAGTTTTTTTTGCCCCGAATCCCGAAGATTGACACTTGTTCCTAAAACCTGTATCTTTTGCCTGTGGCGAATAAACGATTCAAGCGGCTCCCTTCTGGCCGTATCCAATACCACGGCGAGACGTTCGCTGGCTTTAATAAGCCTAAACGCGCCCCGAAAGGATCGAAAAAAAAATTTGTCGTGTTAGGCAAGGAAGGTGACAAGATCAAGAAAGTCTCGTATGGACATCGTGATTACAGCGATTTCACGAAACACAAGAACCCGAAGCGTCGGGCTAATTTCAGGGCCAGACACAACTGTAAAACCGCTAAAGATAAGACAACCGCACGCCACTGGGCCTGCAAGCACCTCTGGTAATCATGGCTAAAAGCAAAAAAGACGAGCTTAAACAAGCGAGTGCCTCCGTTAAGGCGAAGAAGAACGCAGCTCCAGCGGCAGCTCC